TCATGGACAAAGGCATGGAACTGATCAATGCACTGAATGCACTGACAAAAGCGGTAGCAGCGCTGACTGAGAAGGTCACGACAGAATACCTCAATACGTTTGAAACCATTTATGATCCCGAAAAGGACGAGCCGCAGGCAGAGACACCGAAGGAAAAGCCTGCACCGAAGAAGGCCGAGACGACTGTCACCTTCGTGCAGCTCCGCAGCCGTCTGTCCGAGATCAGCCGCAGCGGACATACACAGGAGGTCAAGGAACTGATTGCAAAGTACGGCGCTGAAAAGCTTTCTGATCTTGCTGAGGGTGACTTTGCAGCGGTGCTGGCGGAAGCGGAGGGATTGCTATGAACAGCCACGCTCTTCTTTCACCATCCAGTAGTGAGCGCTGGATCAATTGCCCGCCTTCTGCCAAGGAAAACGTGGGCGGCGACACTGGCAGCAGCTACGCTCAGCAAGGAACTGATGCGCACGCCCTCTGCGAGTACAAGGTAAAGAAGGCGCTGGGCTTCAATGTGCGCGATCCCACTGAAGACTTGACGTACTTTGACGAAGAGATGGCGGAATGCACCGACGCATACTGTGAGTTCGTTATGGAGCAGGTGCAGGCAGCAAGGGAATCCTGCGCTGATCCGCTGGTTCTGGTTGAACAGCGCCTCGACTTCACCCGTTGGGTAGCAGAGAGCTTCGGCACTGCTGACTGTATTGTAGTCGCCGACGGCGTAATGACGGTCATCGACTTTAAGTACGGGCTTGGCGTCCTCGTCGAAGCGGAGGGAAACAGCCAGATGCGGATGTATGCGCTGGGTGCTCTGAATCTCTTTGAGTCCCTGTATGACATCAATACTGTCCGCATGATTATATTTCAGCCACGCCGCGATAACGTCAGTACAGCTGAGGTCACAACCGAGGAGCTGCTCCGCTGGGCTGACAACGTCCTTATCCCTGCCGCAACGCTTGCGGCAACCGGCGACGGTGACTATAAGGCGGGTAAGCACTGTCAGTTCTGTAAAATCAAGGCTACCTGTCGTAAGCGGGCGGAATATAACCTGCAGCTGGCACAGTATGACTTTGCAGTCCCCGATACTCTTGCTGACGACGAAATCAGCATGATCCTCGATCGCGCCGATACCTTCATCGGCTGGGTGAACGACGTGAAAGAATATGCATTGGAACAAGCTATCAGCGGCAAATGCTATCCCGGATTCAAGGTCGTGGAGGGACGCAGCAACCGCAGATACACAAATACCGATGCCGTTGCAGCGGTTGTCACCGACGCAGGGTATGATCCGTATGAGAAAAAGCTCATGGGCGTAACTGCGATGACAAAGCTGCTCGGCACCAAGAAGTTCAACACCCTGCTCGGCTCTCTGATCGAAAAGCCGAAGGGCAAACCCACACTCGTACCAGAGTCGGACAAGCGTCCGGCGTGGACAATCGACGATTTCAAGGAGGAAAACTAACATGGCAAAGATTGTTAATCCCACAAAAGTAATCACAGGCAAGAACACTCGCTTCAGCTATCTGATCGTGAACGAACCGAAGGCAATCAACGGCGGCACCCCGAAGTACAGCGTGTCGCTCATCATTCCGAAGTCTGATACCGTGACGGTCGAGAAGATCAAGGCGGCTATCAAGGCTGCATACGACGAAGGTCAGTCCAAGCTCAAGGGTAACGGCAAGTCCGTGCCGCCGCTGAAGTCAATCAAGACTCCGCTGCGTGACGGTGACGAGGAGCGCCCCGATGATGATGCTTATGCAGACTGCTACTTCATCAATGCTAACAGTGCAACGAAGCCCGGCGTCGTTGATGCTGACTGCCAGCCGATCCTCGATACCAGTGAGCTTTACTCCGGTATTTACGGCAGAGCTTCCATCAACTTCTACGCTTTCAATACCAACGGTAACAAGGGCATCGCCTGCGGGCTGAACAATCTCCAGAAGCTCCGTGACGGTGAACCGCTCGGTGGAAAGTCCAGAGCTGAGGACGACTTCGCGGACGATGACGACGACGATTTTCTCTCCTGATTAACCAAGAAATGTCGGGTGGGCGACTGACGGGATACCGTCCGGGTGGGTTTAAGGAAGTGTTACCATGAAAACCATAGAAATTGATCTGGAGACTCGAAGTGACCGTGACATCACCAAGTGCGGTGTATACGCTTACGTCGATTCTCCGTATTTTGCTATTACGCTGATGAGCGTGGCGGTGGATGACGGTGCAGTGCAGCTTTATGATCTGGCGAACGGCGACCGTGTACCCGATGAAATTCTGACAGCGCTGGTGGACGAGTCAATCATCAAAAGAGCCTTCAATGTCAACTTTGAACGTGTATGTCTCTCCAGATATCTACGGGAGGAATATCCGCAGATCTTCCGCAGCTACAGCATTGATGCCGATACCGTCGGTGATTATCTCAGTCCGGTCGGCTGGCAGTGTACCATGATCCATTGCAGAACGCTCGGTCTGCCATCAACGCTTGCCTCCGCCGGTGCTGCTCTGAAGCTGAAGCAACAGAAGATGCCGGAGGGTAAAGCACTCATCAGGTATTTTTGTGTTCCATATAAGACAGAAAATGGTATTCCGATGTTTCATACACCTGCCGATGCGCCGGAGAAGTGGGAAACCTTCAAGGCATATAACAAACAGGACGTTGAGGCGGAGCTTGCCATTGACCAGCGTCTTTCACGTTTTCCCGTGCCTGATTTCATCTGGGAGCAGTTTTATCTGGATCAGGAGATCAACGATCGCGGCATCCGTGTTGATATGGAACTGGTCGATGCGGCGCTGACGCTTGACGCACAGGCGAAGGCAACGCTCTCGGCGGAAATGTGCAGGCTTACAGGTATCGAGAACCCGAATTCTGTGTATCAGCTTCTGGAATGGCTCGGCGAACAGGGATATAAGTCGGACTGTCTGGATAAGGCTACTGTGAAGGAACTGCTCAAGACAGCGAAAGATCCGGTAAAGTCAGTGCTGGAGCTGCGGCTTATGCTGTCAAAGTCCAGCGTCAAGAAGTATCAGGCGATGCAGACGGCAGCCTGTAACGATAACCGCGCAAGAGGAATGTTCAGCTTTTACGGTGCTTCACGCACAGGGCGCTGGGCAGGACGCATTATTCAGTTACAGAACCTGCCGCAGAATCATATTCCTGACCTGACCGAAGCGCGGGAAACCGTCAAGTACGGTTATTATGATGAGGTTGAGATGTTTTACGAGGATGTGCCTGATACGCTGTCGCAGCTTATACGCACCGCTTTTGTTCCCAGACCGGGATATAAGTTTATTGTCGCGGACTTCTCAGCGATTGAAGCCCGTGTCATTGCTTGGGTCGCCGGAGAGCAGTGGCGTATGGACGCTTTTGCCAACGGCGAGGATATATACTGCGCGTCGGCGTCAAAAATGTTCGGCGTACCGGTTGTAAAGCATGGCGAAAACGGTCATCTGCGTCAGAAGGGCAAGGTCGCGGAGCTTGCCTGCGGCTACGGCGGCAGTGTCGGTGCGATGAAGGCGATGGGCGGCGATTCCCTGAACCTTACCGATGCGGAGCTGAAGCAGATCGTGGACGATTGGCGGGCAGCTTCCCCGCATATTACGGCGCTGTGGTGGGCTGTCGATGATGCGGTCAAGAAAGCGATAAAGCAGAAAACCACCACAGAAACACACGGATTGCAGTTCAGCTATCAGAGCAGGATGCTTTTTATCACGCTGCCGTCAGGGAGAAATCTTTGCTACGCGCAGCCGGAGATCGGAGAGAACCAGTTCGGCGGCGAGTCCGTCACATATATGGGCGTGGGCGCCTCAAAGAAGTGGGAGCGCATCGAGAGCTACGGTCCGAAGTTCGTCGAGAATATTGTTCAGGGCATCGCCCGTGATCTGCTAATGTACTCTATGCAAACTCTGTCTCACTGTTTTATCGTCGGCCACATACACGATGAAATGATTATAGAGGCAGATCGGAGGATGTCGCTTCCGGAAATATGTGATCAGATGGCAAGAACGCCTGCATGGGCAGAAGGGCTGCTCCTGCGGGCTGATGGATATGAATGCGAATTTTATAGAAAGGATTGATATTATGAAATACAGTATTGAATGGTTTTATGCGCTGGTAAGCGGAAAGCTGATTAAGCCGGAGAAGGTATACGTGAAGTGTCCGCATTGTGGTAATCTCTGCAATGCTCATAATAACGGAAAGCGCTGCAGCGACTGCAAGTGTAAGAGGAATGATCATGGCAAATAAGTATAACAGCGAGGGCTACTACAGCCCGACGGAATTTGAGGCATTTACTCGTATCGAGAAGGAGGAGAAGGCAGCGGCGAAGGCTGCGGCCTTTCGTCCCATCGTGTATATATGCTCGCCTTACTCCGGAGATACGGAGAGAAATATATTGAACGCCCGTCGATACAGCCGATTTGCTGTTGACCGCCATTGTCTACCGATTACACCGCATATCTTCTTTACGCAGTTTATGGACGACGATATCCCTGAGGAGCGCGATACAGCGATTTTTATGAACTGGGTGCTGATGAGCAAGTGTGCTGAGCTATGGGTATTCGGCAGCAATATTTCCAAGGGCATGAAGGCGGAGATCGATCGTGCAAAGCGCAAGCATATGAAAATCCGCTATTTTACTGAAGAATTGGAGGAGACAACATGAAATTCACCCTGTACACAGCGGACTGCACCGGCAATGCAAAGAATACGCTGTATCCGCACCAGAAGGTCATTACCTCGGAGGCTGATCTCAGAAAGGCTGTCGCCAACGATCATGTATGCGCCAAGTATGATAATGATACCCGCTGCGATGCAAATTTCCAGCTTTCCGATGTTGTTCCTATGGACTGCGATAATGACCACAGCGATAATCCCGATGACTGGATCACTCCGGAGAAGCTGGCGGAGCAGCTTGTCGATGTTGCCTTCGCAGTCACATACAGCCGTCATCATATGCTCAGCAAGGGCAGCGTTTCTGCAAGGCCTCGCTTTCATATATTCTTTCCGACATCTCCCTGCAAGGATGCAGCTTCCCACAAGAGTATCAAAGCTCGCATTTATAAGGAGCTTTCGTTTTTCGACGGCAATGCGTTAGATGCTTCCCGTTTCCTGTTCGGCTCGAAGGGCGATGTTGTCTGGCATGAAGGCAGTCTGACCATTGAGGACTGGCTTCTCCTGATGAAGTCGAACCGCAGCATTCCGCAAGGGCAGCGTAACAGCACAATGTCACGTATTGCAGGCAGGCTGGTTAAGCGCTTCGGTATTACTGATGACGCGCACCAGAAGTTTCTTGATAAAGCCGCTGAATGTGATCCGCCTCTTGACGATGAGGAGCTGGAGGGTATCTGGCAGAGTGCCTGCAAGTTCGGTAAAAAGGTCACCTCGCAGGAGGGATATGTGCCACCGGAACAGTACGGCGATAACGTGCTTATCCCGGACGATTTCTCAGACGTCGGTGAAGCCCGCACATTTGTGGAATGCTTCGGCGACGAGATCGCATTTACTATTGCTACGAACTACCTGCGCTATAACGGCACCTACTGGGAGGAGTCGGAGCAGGCAGCAGTAATGGCTATGATCGAACACACAGATGCGCAGCTTGCAGAGGCGGACAGGCAGATTGAAGAACGGCTTGGTAATCTGGAGGACCTTGGCGTTCCAAGGATGCTTGCTATGACAGGCGGTAAAAAGTTCAAGAATGATCTGAACCCGGAGCAGCTGGCTGCCTTCGGCGGCTTTGAATTCTCCAACGGCTTCAGGAGCTTTGTTATGAAATACCGTCATATCCGCAGTCTGAACAATGCGCTTGATGCCGCAAAGCCGCTGGTGCTCAAACACCCAGAGCAGCTTGACGGAGATCCGATGCTGCTGAATACGCCCGGCGGAACATATAACCTCGCAAAAGGCCTTGATAGCTGGAGGGCCACCGATCCGACTGACCTTATAACCAAGGTAACGGCGGTCGTGCCGAATAAAGAGGGCAGGGAAATCTGGGAGGACGCTTTGCAGGTGTTCTTCTGCAAGGACCAGAGCCTTATTGACTATGTGCAGATGATCTGTGGTCTCTGTCTGATCGGAAAAGTATACACGGAAGCGATGATTATTGCTTACGGCGACGGCAGAAACGGTAAGTCCACCTTCTGGAATGTGATTTATAAGGTTCTTGGCAGCTATTCCGGCAATATCTCCGCTGATGCCCTGACCGTTAATTGCAAGCGTAATGTCAAACCGGAGATGGCGGAACTGAAGGGCAAGCGTCTGATTATTGCGGCGGAGCTGCAGGAAGGTATGCGCCTGAACACGTCTGTGGTAAAGCAGCTCTGTTCGACCGATCCCATTTTTGCAGAGAAGAAGTTCAAGGCTCCGTTCTCCTTCGAGCCGAGCCATACGCTGGTGCTGTATACCAATCACCTGCCGAAGGTCGCTGCCTCTGACGACGGTACTTGGCGCAGACTGATCGTGATCCCGTTCCATGCAAAGATTCAGGGACAGGATGACAAGAAGAATTACACGCAGTATCTCATTGACAATGCTGGCGGTGCGGTTTTGTCGTGGCTTATCGAGGGTGCCATGAAGGTGGTCGCCGCCGATTTCAAGGTAGACCGCCCGCAATGCGTGCTGGATGCTATTGGTGCATACCGTGAAGGCAATGACTGGCTGGGCGCATTCATCAATGATTGCTGCGACGTGGATAAGAGCTATCAGGAAAAATCCGGCGATTTGTATAAGCGCTATCGTGAGTACTGCATCGATACCGGAGAGTATGTCCGCAGCACTTCAGATTTCTATAACGCTCTGGAACAGGCAGGATATAAAAGGAAGAAGATGAACAGCGGTATTATCGTCCACGGACTTCAGATCCGACTGGAGTTCCTGGATTGACCTGCACTATTAAACGTCAAAACCCGCGTAGAATCGGGAAAGTGCAGGTCGGTGCAACTCATATCCATACTTTACGCAGGCGAGAAAAAACATAAAATTTTCTTCCTATGGAAAGGTTTGTATATGACCTTCACCGACCTGCACTAATCCCTGGAAAGGTCGTATTTATGCGAGAAAATGAAATCGAAGCAAAACTGGTCAAAGCTGTGAAAGCTGTCGGCGGTGTATGCTGGAAATTTACTTCTCCAGGAACCGCAGGAGTACCCGATCGCATCGTATTGATGCCGTCTGGCAGAATCGGCTTTGTGGAGGTAAAGGCTCCCGGCGAAACGCCCCGTCCGCTGCAGCGCTTACGTATCAGAACACTTCGGCGGCTGGGCTTCAAAGCCTTTGTGCTGGACAGCCCGGAGCAGATAGGAGGAATCATTGATGCAATACAATCCGCATGATTATCAGAAATATGCGATTGACTTTATAGAGAATAATCCACAGGCGGCGGTATTGCTGGAATGCGGATTAGGGAAAACGAGCATTACGCTGACGGCGCTGAATGATATGATGTTCGACCGCTTCGAGGTCAGAAAGGTTCTCATCATCGCCCCGATCCGTGTATGCAAGAATAGCTGGGCAGCGGAGATCGGAAAGTGGGATCATCTCAAGGGACTGACCTACAGTCTGGTTCTCGGCAACCGTGACCAGCGACTTGCAGCTCTCCGGAAGAAAGCTGACCTGTATATCATCAACCGTGAAAACGTCCAGTGGCTTATCGAAAGCAGCGGGATGCCTTTTGACTTCGACATGGTTGTGATCGACGAGCTTAGTTCCTTCAAGAACCACCAGTCCAAGCGTTTCAAGGCACTGCGGAAGGTACGCCCCTTCGTGAAGCGTATCGTCGGGCTGACCGGTACACCTTGCAGCAACGGTCTCATGGATCTGTGGGCGCAGTTCTGCCTGCTGGATAAGGGAGAGCGCCTCGGCAAACGTATCGGGCAGTACCGTGACGCTTACTTCACCCCGGACTGGAACGGCTTTACCTATTCTCCCAGACCGGGTGCAGAGAAACAGATATACACCAAGATTGCCGACATCAGCATTTCGATGAAAACCACTGACCACCTGAAAATGCCGGAGCTGGTGATGACAGCAGATTCCGTGGAGCTGGATGAAGCGGCGGCGACATTCTACAGGGAAATGGAGCAGGAAATGTGCGTGGACTTCGTGCGCGATTCCATAACGGCAGCAAATGCAGGTGTCCTGTGCGGAAAGCTGACGCAGCTTGCCAGCGGTTCGGTTTATACCGACGGCGGCAGCGTGATGCGGATACATTCGCATAAGCTGGACGCACTGGAAGATCTGATCGAGGCACAGAACGGAAAACCGGTGCTGATCGCTTACTGGTACAAGCATGAGCGCGACAGTATCATGGAGCGTTTCGAGTGCAGGGAGATCAAGACAGATGCCGATATCGCCGACTGGAATAATGGCAAAATCCCGGTCGCACTGATACAGCCTTCCTCCGCAGGTCACGGTCTGAACCTCCAGTCTGGCGGCAGCACCATCATCTGGTACACGATGCCGTGGTCGCTGGAACTGTATCAGCAGACCAATGCCCGACTCTGGCGACAGGGGCAGCAGTCCGAAACGGTCGTTATCCACCACCTCGTATCGGCTGGTACAATCGACGAGGATATCATGAAGGTTCTGGAAAACAAGGATAAGACACAGGCGGCGATGATGAAAGCCGTGAAAGCGAGGGTGAAGGAATGAAGGAATACTGGGAGCAGGCAGAACGCCTGCGTAGACGCATAAACCGTAAAATCAATGAGATCCATGTTCTGCGGCAGCGGGCTGAGGGCATGAACGGTTCAGGCAGTAATGATATGCCGAGGAGCAGTTCTCCGGACCGTTGCAAAATGGAGGTGACCGTATTCAAGATTATGGCGCTGGAGCAGGAGGTCACAGAAATACAGGCAGAGTATGATGCACTGCTGAATGATATGGAGCAGCGCATTTCTTCTATCGATGATGCCGATGAGCGCGATCTTCTGATTAAGCGATATCTGGAATTCAAGACGTGGGCCACAATTGCAGCGGAGTTCGGGTACAGTGAGCAGAGCATTTACAGGCTTCATGCCAGAGCCGTCAAAAAGTTGAGAGTACGTGAGAGTTCGTGATACTTGACTTAAGGCAGGAAGTGTGATAAACTATATAATAGCAGAATATGTAAAAAGCCGTTGTGGGTATCCGCAGCGGCTTTTGTTATGCCCGAAGGAGGTGTCGGCGATGCCGAGGAAGGCACTGAAACCGTGCAAGCATCCCGGCTGTCCGAGACTGACCGAGGGTGCGTACTGCGACGAACACAAGCCGCTGCACCCTGACCGACCGTCCGCCGCCAAGCGTGGCTACGGCAGCAAGTGGCAGCGTGTCAGCAAAGCGTATCTGCGGAAGCATCCGCTGTGTGTGAAGTGTCTGGCGCAGGGAAAGTATGTGACCGCAACGGTCGTTGACCACATCGTTCCGCACCGTGGCGATCACTACCTGATGTGGAGTGACACCAACTGGCAGGCGCTGTGTAAAGCGTGTCACGATAAGAAAACCGGAACCAAGGACAGCCGACCGGAATACTCCTACTAATTTTTGCATTCTCCTAAAATGATATGCTAATTAGGAGAATTGGGCGGGGCTGAGGGCTGCCCGGTGGGGGTATCGAAATCTCTACGGAGCAGCGATCACAAGACCGGCGCCCCCTCTCGCGCACAAAAAGTGCAGTTCAAACGACCGATTAACCCCTTGAATATTTTACAAGCCGAAATCCGCGTGGTTTCGGCTCTTTTTATAGGCAGGTGATGAATATGGCAAAGGACGGTACCAACCGTGGCGGACGACGTGTTCGTGCCGGTGACAAACCGAAACCGCTCGCCGAGAAGATTGCTGCCGGTGAGGATGCCGACATCATCGAATTTACTCCGACCGTACTGGAAGGTGCTGACCTTGATGATGCCGCAGACCTCGTCGGTGAGGAAATGCCCTCGCCCGGAGAATACCTCTCGGCACGGCAGAAGGACGGCAAGCCCCTCGGCGCGGATGAAATCTACAAGGAAACTTGGCTCTGGCTGAAGAATCGCGGATGCGAAAAGCTGGTGAACAAGCGACTGCTCGAAAGCTACTCGCTGGCGTTCGCTCGTTTTATCCAGTGTGAGGACGCGCTCTCGACCTACGGTCTGCTCGGTAAGCACCCGACGACCGGCGGCGTGGTCGCATCTCCGTTCGCATCCCTCAGCCAGTCCTATCAGAAACAGTCAAATCTGCTCTGGTACGAGATTTTCGATATCGTGAAGCAGAACTGCACCACCAAGTTTGACGGCTCTCCGCAGGACGATATGATGGAGCAGTTACTCCGCAGCAGGAAGTGAGGTACACATGAAAACAACGACTGACTTTCAGCTTGTCAGTACTGATAAGCTCATCCCGTATGTAAATAACGCTCGCACTCACTCGCCGGAGCAGATCAAGAAGCTGCGTTCTTCGCTACGTGAGTTCGGATTCGTAAATCCGGTCATCATCGACCGGGAGTATAACGTCATCGCAGGTCACGGCAGACTGATGGCAGCAAAGGAGGAAGGCATCACGGAAGTGCCGTGTGTCTATGTTGACCACCTGACCGATGCGCAGAAGAAAGCCTACATCCTCGCGGATAACCGTATGGCGCTGGATGCAGGCTGGGACGAGGAGCTTCTCGCCGTGGAGATGCAGGAGCTGCAAGACCTCGGCTATGACCTCGCCATGACTGGCTTCGATGAAAAGGAGCTGGCTGACCTGTTCTCCGATGGAACCGGCAGCGATGCGAAGGACGATGATTTCGACCTGACTGCTGCGCTGGAGAAGGCTTCGTTCGTGGAGCGTGGCGACGTGTGGACGGTCGGCAGGCATCGCCTCATGTGCGGTGATGCGACCAGCCCAGAAGATGTAAATACACTCATGGGCGATGTCAAGGCAAATCTGATCCTGACCGATCCGCCCTATGGTGTATCTTTCAAGAGCGCCAGCGGTCTGACCATCCAGAACGACAGCATGAAGAACGAGGAATTCTACAACTTCCTGCTCTCCGCTTTCAAGTGTATGGCAGACCACCTCGAAAAGGGCGGTGCGGCTTATGTGTTCCACGCAGATACCGAAGGGCTGAACTTCCGCCGTGCGTTCATCGACGCGGGTTTCCACCTTGCAGGCTGCTGCATCTGGGTGAAGGACAGCCTTGTGCTGGGACGCTCCGACTACCAGTGGCAGCACGAACCGGTGCTGTATGGCTTCATGCAGAACGGCAAGCACAAGTGGTATTCCGACCGCAAGCAGACGACCATCTGGAATTTCGATAAGCCGAAGCGGAACGCCAACCATCCGACTTCCAAGCCCCTCGACCTGCTCGGTTACCCGATCGGCAACTCCACGCAGGAGAACGCTGTGGTCATCGACACCTTCGGCGGCAGCGGCTCGACGCTCATGGCTTGTGAGCAGATGAACCGCATCTGCTACATGATGGAGCTTGACGAAAAATACGCCTCCGTCATTCTCCGGCGCTATGTTGAGGACACCGGTGATGCCGAAGGCGTGTATGTAATTCGTAACGGGCAGCAGATTCCTTATTCCGATCTGGTCAAAGAGGTCGAAACGAAGGAAGGCTGA